TCTGCTGGAAGTAAAATTTATGCTAACAAGCAGAAGGCAAAAGTCGCAATGTCTGATGCACAGCTATTGCACGCTGAACGACAAGCTCGTGGTGAGGAAGCTTACCAGGGAAAATTGTTAGAGGCACGTCAAAATGATTATAAGGACGAATTTGTTCTTGTAATATTGTCTGCCCCTATAATTGTGCTCGCTTGGGGAGTCTTCTCGGATGATCCTGGCGCTCTCGATAAGGTGAAAACTTTCTTCGAGCATTTCGCGGCACTGCCGACTTGGTTCAGTACCCTTTGGATCCTTGTCGTCGGATCAATTTTTGGTATAAAGGGAACACAAATCTTTAAAAACGGAGGAAAAAAATAATGGCAAATCCAAGATTTAACAAACAAACAACTAACTCTAGAACTCCTATGAAAGTAGGTGGAAGAGCAATGAAAATGGGTGGTGGAATGTCCACTGCTAGAAAAGATATGGCTTCAGGATACTACAAAGACGATATGGGTATGAAAGGCGGAGCTATGTATAAAAAAGGCGGCAAGGTTAAAAAAAATACTAAGCGTATGAATAGACTTGAAGAACTTGGAAGAGTAGATTCAGAAAAAGCTTATTCTAAAAAAGGTAAGAAAAATCTTAAAGCTGAAAAGAAAAGAATAGTTAAGGAAATTAAAAAAGGTTAGTTATGAAAAAACCAATTCCAAAAGGTAAAAAAGGTAAAGGCATAAGAAAACTTAAAAAGGTAGCTCCAGCCGTTGCAAAAAGAATGGGTTACAAAAAAGGAATGCGAGCGAGATANTGGCTAAACTTTGTNCTGCAGGAAAAACTGCTGCTAAGAAAAAATTTGATGTGTACCCAAGTGCATACGCAAATATTTGGGCAAGCAAATACTGTAAGGGTAAAGTTGGTCGGACTAAAAAAGCCGGCGGTGGGATATGTAAAGTAGCTACTAAAGGTAAAGGAAACGCTTATGGAAAGAATTCATGAGTGGATTAAAAAAATGGCTCGACGAGAAATGGGTAGATATTGGAGCACCGAAGAAAGACGGCAAGTATCAACCATGCGGGAGAAGCAAAGGCTCAAAGAGGAAATATCCAAAATGCGTCCCACTTGCAAAAGCCACACGGATGTCAAAAGGACAAAAGGCGAGTGCTGTCAAACGAAAACGAGCAGTATCTAACACTGGACCTAAACCAACTAACGTTGCTACTTTTTCTAAAAGAGATAGAAAAGCAATTGGAGGAATAATATGAAAATGCCCAACACAAAATATGATGGTAGCTTTATAAAAGGTGGTCCTGGAGAAAATCAAAGTTATAAAAAATATTATGGCAAGATGCTTACTGGTTTTAAAAGAGGTGGTGATGTAATGCCTAAAAGAAATAAAAAAAATTTTAGACCTACTGAAAAAGGGGCTGGAATGACACAAGCAGGAGTCAAAGCTTACAGAGCAGCGAATCCTGGTAGTAAATTAAAAACAGCAGTGACTGGAAAAGTAAAACCCGGATCAAAAGCTGCAAACCGTAGAAAGTCGTATTGTGCAAGAAGTGCAGGTCAAATGAAACAGTTTCCTAAAGCTGCTAAAGATCCTAATTCTAGACTACGTCAGGCTAGAAGAAGATGGAAATGTTAGACAGATTAGTTTACCGATTCTTTGCAGGTCTTGACAACATATCACTTTTTATAGATAACTGGTGCAATGAGAGATACAAAAATATTAGAAGCTTTTTCAATAAAAAAAGAAAAAGAAGAAAAACAAAAAAATCTATTTCGTAATCTTAAAAAAGAAGTTGAGATAGGTGCAAATGGTACACAAGACTACATAATTAAGAAAGGTGTAAATAAAGGTAAAAAAGCAAATGTTAGATGAAATAAACTTAATAACTAAAATACAAAAACAACTGAAAGAAAACTATCAACAAATTGCAAATGCAATGGTGAGTGGTGGTGTTGACAATATGGAAAAATACAAGTACATGTTGGGACAGGCTCACGCCTACCAATATATTTCAGGGGAAATATCCAACCTGCTAAACAAAGGAGCAACGAATGGAAAAGACAGAGACGGCAAAGTCGTCGACATTGGAAAAGACAGAAGTCCCAAAGCATAAAAACGCTTTGGCAGAAAAATACGAAAAAGAAAATAAAGAACAACATCAAAAAGAAGTTGATGGATACGAACGTTTAAAAACAAAAGAGACTTCAAAGTTACCTCAGCCAACTGGCTGGAGACTTTTAGTTTTACCTTTTAAGATGCCAGAGAAAACTAAAGGTGGTTTGCTTTTAGGAGCGGACACACTTGAAAGACAACAAGTTGCATCTACATGTGGACTCGTCCTTTCGATGGGACCATATTGTTATGATAAACAAAAATTTCCTGAAGGGCCTTGGTGCAAAAAAGGAGACTGGGTTATCTTTGCTCGTTATGCGGGTTCAAGATTACCTATAGATGGTGGGGAAGTTAGATTGCTAAATGATGATGAAGTTTTAGCAACCATCGATAAACCCGAAGATATACTTCATACATTTTAACCATAGGAGAATACTATGCAAGACACAGACAAACCAGTTAACATAGATACCTCCGGACCAGGTGCCGAAGTAGAATTAGATTCAGTTAAAGAAGAATTAATTGAAGAAACTATTGTCGAAGAAAAAACACCAGGAACGGATAAGTCATATGAAAACGAACGTGAAACAAAACTTGAAGATGGTGGTATCGCCGATGACGCAAATGCGAAATCTAATGAGCCAACTGATGTTCAAGCTAGCGAAGAGAATACAGAAAAAAAGAAAGAATTAGAAGAATACTCTGAAGGAGTAAAAAGAAGAATAGCTAAACTAACTAAAAAAATGCGTGAGTCGGAGCGAAGAGAAGAAGCAGCTACGATATATGCAAAAAGTGTTTTAGCTGAAAAAGAAGCCTTAAGTTCTAGACTTGCAAAATTAGATACAGGATTTGTGTCTGAAAAAGAGAATAGAATTAAATCAGGTATGGAAGCGGCTGTTGCAAAACTTGCAAAAGCTAGAGAAGAAAGCGATCTTAAAGCTGAAGTTGCTGCAAGTGCAGAAATTTCAAGACTAGGTTATGAAGAAGCGAGACTTGCGGATTTAAAAGCTAGACAAGCTGAACAGAAAGCTCAAATTCCAATACCTCAACAACAAATACAACAAGAAGTGGATGTACCAAGACAAGTTGATTCTAGAGCAAGAGATTGGGCTAGAAAAAATGAATGGTTCAACAAAGATCCAATAATGACTGAGGGAGCAAAAGTAATACACAGACAGTTGACTGAAATTGAAGGATATGATCCTAATACCGAAGCTGAAGAATATTATTCAGAGGTAGATAGAAGAATAAGACTTGAATTTCCGCACAAGTTTGATACTAATGTTACTCAGGAATCGACTAGACCTACTCAAACTGTAGCTTCGGCTACGCGAGCTAACAGGTCTTCTGGTCGCAAAATTGTGAAACTCACGCCCTCACAGGTAGCAATTGCTAAAAAATTAGGTGTGCCACTTAAAGACTATGCGGAACAATTAAAAATCACGGAAGGAGTATAAGCATGGAAAATATAGACGATAAAAAAACTTCACGTGCGAGTCAGACTAGAGAAAAAACATCTCGACCAAAAGTCTGGGCTCCACCATCTTTATTAGATGCACCCCCTGCACCGGCAGGATTTGTACACAGATGGCTTAGAGCTGAGTCAATGGGATTCGACGATTCTAAAAATGTGCAAAGCAGAATAAGATCTGGCTTTGAACTAGTAAGAGCGGATGAATACAATGAAACGGACTATGCTGTAGTACAAGACGGTAAGTACAAGGGAGTGATCGGTCAAGGTGGCCTAGTGCTCGCTAGAGTATCTGTAGAGATCGCAAAACAATACGCTGATTACTATCGTAAACAAGCGCAGGATAACGAAAATGCCTTTGATAACGATCTACTAAAGGAAGAGCATCCAAGTATGCCTATCAGTGTTGATAGAAATACTCGTGTAACTTTTGGTGGTACGAAGAAATAGTTTTTTAACAATTTCTAGTTCATCATTTAAATTAACTAAGGAGAAAAACTATGGCAAACCAAGATAGTCCTTTCGGCTTAAGAGCAATTGGAAAAATCGGTCAAAATAGAGATAACCAAGGTTTAGCAGAATTTAGTATTGCAGCATCAGCAGGCGCTATATTCGGTCAAGATCCAGTAAAAGCATTAAATACTGGAACTATCGGTGTAGCAGGCGCAGGTGATTCTTTACTAGGAGCTCTAAACGGAGTTTTCTTTACTGACGCGAATACAAGTAAACCAACGTTTGCGAACCATCTATTAGCAAGTAATACTGCTACAGATATCGTAGGCTTTGTATCTTCAGATCCTTACGAGAGATTTGAGATTCAATCAGACAACACGACAGCTTCTGCACAAACGGACGTATTTATGAACTACGACCTAACTTATGCAGCAGGAAGTACACACGATCACCTTTCAGGTGTAGAACTAGATGACTCTACTGGAGTATCTACTACAGCACAATTAAGAGTGGTTGGTGTTTCAAAAGACATTAAGAACAATGATTTAACTGCTTCGCACGTTAACTTTGTTGTAATGATCAATGAGCACTTCTTGAAAACAGCTAACGGCGTATAATAGCAGAATAGGAGATTAAATTATGGCTATATCACGAGGACAACTAGTTAAAGAACTAGAGCCAGGTTTGAACGCGCTGTTCGGCTTGGAATACAAACGTTACGAAAATCAACATGCTGAGATATATGCAACAGAAACATCAGACAGAGCTTTTGAAGAAGAAGTTATGTTATCTGGTTTCGCTAATGCTCAAGTAAAACCTGAAGGTTCAGGTGTAGTTTTTGACAATGCTCAAGAAACTTACACTGCAAGATACACTATGGAAACTGTGGCTCTTGCCTTCGCTATTACTGAGGAAGCGGTGGAAGATAACCTGTATGACAGACTGTCAAGCAGATATACAAAAGCGTTAGCTAGAAGTATGGCTAATACTAAGCAAGTTAAATCTGTTAACCCTTTGGTTAATGGTTTCGGAGGTGGTTTCACTTCTGGGGATGGTGTTAATTTATTTAGCACAGCTCACCCAACAATTGCTGGTACTACGTCAAACACTTTAGCTACAGCAGCTGACTTAAACGAAACTTCATTAGAGCAATCTCTTATTGACATTGCAGCGTTTACTGATGAAAGAGGTTTAAAAATTGCAGCGAAAGCGACAAAAATGATTGTCCCTTCTGCGCTACAATTTCAAGCTGAGAGATTGATGAAATCAGAAGGCAGAGTTCAAACTGCTGATAATGATATCAACGCAATCAGATCAATGGGAATGGTTCCTCAAGGTTACAGAGTGAACAATTTCTTAACTGATCCTAATGCGTTCTTCCTTATCACTGATGTTCCAAACGGAATGAAACATTTCGTTAGAACACCAATCAAAACAGCTATGGAAGGTGACTTCGATACTGGAAACTTAAGATTCAAAGCTAGAGAAAGATACCAATTTGGTGTTTCTGACTTTAGAGGAATTTTCGGTTCTCCTGGAATCAGTTAATAGATAATTTTGAGGCGGGACACAATCCCGCCTCATTTACAAAATAAGAAAGAAAAACTCATGAAAAAACTTCTCATTAATATCTTTGCATACAATCATCATGCTAAATTTGAAATACTAGCTGAAGATAATGCAAAAGCTGTAGAACTAGCTATACTTGACAAGCTAGGAGAAAATAGTATAAAATGGGAAGATCTTGGAAAAAACTATGATTCTAAGATAAATAGAATAACTTTTGAAGAGGTTATAAATGATACAAGACCTATACAAAGCAAAAAGGTCCTTGGAGTTGAAGTGGGAACAGGAGCATCTGGATAATAACAGATACACTCTTGAAATGGTCAGAATTGATGACAAAGTAAAAGAGATCATCACTAAGATCAAGCTGGAAGAAGCAGCAATTGCCCATAGACAGAACACTGTTGAAGTTTCTGCTCCTGAAGTTTCAGTAGCTACTTAATAAAAAGCTACATCGTTGGAAAAAATCCACTCCGCACTACAGGCTCTCTTGCACTCTACTCAAAACTAGTATAGAATAACCACACTATACATAAATTAATATTCTGCATAGACGCAGTATAGTCGACGGCCTAGAGACTATGTAGAATTTAACTAGGAGAATAATCATGGCAAATACTACTTTTTCGGGACCAGTAAAAGCGGGAACGATTTCAAACACTACAGGTACAACACTTGGTACTAACATCGCAAATGTTGGACAAGTTGTAATGTCTCAATCAGTGAAAGTTGATATTATTGGTGCTTCACATTTAAATCAAGTTTGCGCAGTAATTCCAGCAAATTCACAAATAGTAGATGTAATTTTAAACGTTACTACAGTGAATAATGATACTGGTGCAGCAACTGTTTCAGTTGGAACAGTAGCGGATGGTGATGCATTTATAGCTACAGCTAATGTTAAAGCTTTAGCAACTACTCACGGTACTTTAGATACAGAAGCAACTAATGTTGGTACGACTGACATACAAGTTCTTGCTGATTTTACAGGGGCTAGTGGTGACGCAACAACTGGTGCAGCTACAGTTACTGTTATGTACATACAAAACAATTCTGTTCAAGACGCAGCAGACTTATAATAAATAATTAGTGTGGGGCTTCGGCCCCACATATTAATTTTAAGGAGAAAAAATTATGGCATCAAAAGGTGATATACAAGCAACTAGATCTTCAGCGGCAGCAGGACCTTCAGCAATAGTTGCTCAACCTATTAGATTAAGAGCAATATCAATTGCATCTGATGGTGGTGGAGCTGGTGTTTTAGAGCTTACAACTACTTCAAATTCTGGAACTACTTTATTATTCGCGGATGTTCCAACAGGAGATGTCTTTACATTGAATTTTCCTGAAGATGGAATTTTATTCCCGAAAGGAATTTTTTGTAAAACAAAAACAAATGTAACTGCATATACATTATTTACAGATAAATATTCTGGTCCAGGTTTAACAGCGGGGTAATTAAATGGCTTCAGTTGATTCTCAAGCAACAAGGTCTACCCTTCAAAGTGTAGATACTACGCTATCAGAAAATATTAACGCAACACAGAATTATATTCCTGTTGCCAGTACCACTAACTTTTCAACTAGTGTTGTTGCGGAGATTGAATCAACTAATGAGGTTGTGAGTTTTGATACAATTACTATACAAAAATTAAAACAAACTGGTTTTGCTAGTTCATGGCCTTTAAGAAGAGCTACAAAAACCTCAAGCGCTGGAACAGCACCAGATGGAACAAATACAGCAGTTTCAATAGTTCCTACTGTAGATAACAACACTCATAGAATTGATCAAAACCCTGCGGGATTAGCTTCAAGCACTGAATATACTTTCAGTGTTTATGGAAAACAAAATGGTTACACAGGTCTATCTTTAACTGTTGGACAAGGGTCTAACGTTCCTCAAAATACCACTGCATATTTTGATTTAAATTCTGGAACGGTAGCATCAACTGTATCGGGAGTAAGTGCAGCTATACAAGATGCAGGTAATGGGTGGTTTAGATGTGCTATAACATTAACAACTCCAGGTTCTGTTGTTGCTGACGGAATTTTAATTGGTGTAGGTTCGGATTCTTCTACTTTTTCTTTTGTAGGAAATACAACTGATGGAATTTTAATATGGGGACCACAGCTAGAAATTTCTTCAAGCGTTACAGGTTTTTTACCAAACGAAACTAATTCAACCACTTATCCGGGTTTAACAAATGTTACAAGAGGCGTAAACGGAACAACTGCACAAGCAGCAAGTTCTGGTGATTCAATTCAACAGTTACCTTTTGCTACACCGGTAGACATACCTATAAGATTAAGAGGTTTATCTATTTCTCCAGATGGAACAGGTGCAGCAAGATTAACTTTATGTGATAACAATGGAGATAGTATATTAGATATAGACACTCCTGATGGAAAAGTTTATACTATGAATATGCCTGAAGCTGGATTAGTATTTCCAAATGGTGTATTTGTATCAAACACAGAAAATGTAACTGCATATACATTATATACTGAAAAATATTCAGGACCAGGTTTAACAGCGGGATAATTAGATGGCCAATACTACTTCTGGTACTACGACGTTTGACAAAACGTTTTCGATCGACGAGATAATTGAAGAGTCTTATAACAGACTCGGTCAATTTGACATGAGCGGCTATAATTTAAAAACCGCTCGAAGATCGTTAAATATAATGTTTCAGGAGTGGGGAAATAGAGGTCTTAAATTTTGGGAAGTAGCTAATACTAATATTACTTTAGTAAATGGTCAAAACGAATATAAAATTTTTAGATCTACAGCAGATGGAAATTCTAACGGAGTAACTTCAACACTAACCGCTGCAATTACTTCTACAACAGCTACCACAGGAATTACATTAGCTTCTATAGATAACATGTCAACTACAGGTACTATAAATATAGGGTCTGAAAATATTTCTTACACTGGATTTAACAGTTTAGAGCTCACTGGAGTAACACGTGGAGTCAATGGAACTACGGCAGCTACTCATTCAAGTGGTGATACTGTTACTAATTTTGTAAATCAAGCTACAGAAATTTTAGAATGTTCTTATAGAAATAATTCTAATGTTGATTCACCTTTAGAAAAAATAAATAGATCTCAATATCAGGCATTGTCTAATAAAACAGCTACAGGACAACCTTCCCAATATTTTGTTCAAAGATTTATTGATCACATTTTAATAACAGTTTATTTAACACCAGGTGCTTCTCAAAACGGAGATGTTATTAATTTTTATTATGAGAAGAGAATTGAAGATGCAGGTGCCTACACTAATGCAACAGATGTACCTTATAGATTTGTACCTTGCATGGTTGCAGGTTTAACGTATTATCTATCTATGAAATACGCACAACCAAGAATACAAGAAACAAAATTAATTTATGAGGATGAATTGGCTAGAGCTCTAGAAGAAGATGGTTCTTCAGCGAGTGTTTACATTTCACCTAAAACTTATTATCCGAGTATATAATTATGGGAAATTTATCAAAAGGAAGATACGCATTATTTATTTCAGACCGATCAGGTTTAGCGTATCCTTATAGAGAAATGGTTAAAGAGTGGAATGGTGCAAGAGTTCATACTTCTGAATACGAACCGAAGCAGCCACAATTAGAACCTAAACCGTACACTGCAGACCCACAAGGATTGCCTCACCCAAGACCTGCAAGAACAGAATTTCCAACTACAGATTTTTTACCAACCAATCCTTTTACAATGACTAATGCTTCTACCCAAGTTTCTGTAAGTTTTCCTTTTAGTAATTATCAAAATGGAGACTTTATAAGATTCTATGATGTTAAGAGTCCTGTAGGAGGAGTTGCAATTTCTACCCTACAATTAGAAACTACTTTAAATGGAAATATTACAGCAACAGACATTTCAATTACTTTAACAGATTCATCTGCTTTTCCTAGTCAAGGATACATTGCAATTGAAAAAATAAATTCAACATCTGGATTATATGAAACTGAAACTATTTATTACAATGGTAACTCAGCAAACGTTTTATCGAATTGTGTTCGAGGAACAGCTGCTCCTTTCAGAGGACAGACTCCCAAAAACACACCCGAAGGTGAACACTCAAGTGGAGCAAAAGTTTACGGTGCTTACGCAGTAACGATGGTTCCAACAGTAGTAACACAAGCGGGACAACCTTCAACTGTTACAGAATTTAACAGTTTTACTTTTAATTTAATTAGTGCTGCAAGTAGCACAGAAACGGGAGGCGGGTTCCAATGTTTAGCTGGACCTGTTAATGATAGATCATGACATACGATCAATTAGTACAAAAAATTAGAGATTACACAGAAGTAGACGCAAATGTTTTAACACCTACTATTATAAATGGATTTATCGAAGATGCAGAATTTAGAATACTTAGAGAGGTTGATTCAGATAATAATAGAAGATACGACACAGCTAATTTGCTTACTTCACAAAGATTTATAAATGCACCGGCGAGGTTATTAGTGGTTAGATCGGCTCAAATAGTAGACTCTGATGGAAGTGCACAACCTGATAATAGAGAATTTTTAGAATTTAGAGATACTAGTTTTATGTCTGAATATAGTCCTACTACAGCTACAGGAGTTCCTAAATATTATGGCATGTGGGATGAAAGCACTATTGTTTTAGCTCCTGCACCAGACGCTACTTATGAGATTCAATTAAATTATATCTTGAAACCGACCGGATTATCAAGTACAAATACAACTACATACTTAAGCACCGAATTTCCCAACGGTTTATTGTATGCTTGCCTAATAGAAGCTTATGGCTTTTTAAAAGGGCCCATTGACATGCTACAGTTATATGATAAAAAATATGTTGAAGCAGTTAAAGGATTCTCAATAGAACAAATGGGAAGACGAAGACGAGATGAATACCAATCAGGTACTCCTCGAGTCGGAGGCAAATAAGGAGATAAAATTATGGCAATAACACAAGCAATTGCAAATACATTTAAAAAACAATTACTAGAAGGAGACATGGAGTTTCAATTTGGTGGTGATAAATTTAAATTAGCTCTCTATACTTCTTCAGCGACTTTAAACTCAGCAACAACTTCTTTTACAACTACTGCAGAAGTATCAAATAGTGGAACATACACTTCAGGTGGTGGAGCATTGGTACAACCAAATCCAAGTACTTCAGTTGCGTCAGGTGTTGCGATTGTTGATTTTAATGATCTATCATTTACAGGTGCAACAATTACTGCAAGAGGAGCTTTAATTTATAATACTTCTTCAGCTACAACAAATGCTGCTGTTGCAGCACTAGATTTTTCAACAGATAAAACTAGCACGAACGGAACTTTTACAATTGTTTTTCCAGCATTCACTACATCAGCAGCTATATTAAGAATCTCTGGCTAACAAGGAGGTTTTAAATGTCCGGATGGAATGGTAATTATACTTGGGGCACAGGTGCCTGGGGATTAGCACAAATTAATGTATCTGTAGATCTTACAGGTTTTAATTTAACTACTAATGACGGTGATCCAACAGTAACTATAGATGTAGATGCTAATGTAACAGGTCAATCTCTTACCTCTAATCTTAATAATGTTACAGCTAACGGAACTGCTAACATTAATTTAACTGGACAAGAATTAACTGTTCAAGAAAATACTCCAAATATTATTACAGATGTAAATGTTAATTTAACTGGACAACAGTTAAGTTGGACATTTGGTACTTACTCTGTTGCAGCGGGTGGTAGTGTTAATATTATTTCAGGTGGAGAGCATGAACTTGATTTAAATATAGGAACAGTTTCAATTGCAGCGAACGCTGATGTTAACTTAACTGGAATTAATTTAACAGCTACGGAAGGAAATGTCCAAGCTGTAACAGGTGTTGAGGTTAATTTAGTAGGTCAAGAATTAACAGTTCAAGAAAATGTCGTAGAAGCTAAAGCAAATGCAGATGTCCTTTTAACCGGAATTAATTTGACAATATCAGAAGGAACATTTAAAACCATTATTTGGAATCCTATAAACACTGGATCAAAGGCTACATATAACGATATAAACACAGGTACAACTAGCAATTGGACAAAAATTAATACAGGAACCTCTTCATCCTGGAAAGAGGTTGCTTGACAGTAATGTATAGATTTATTAATATACAATACTTTAAGGAATACAAAATATGGCAAATTCAACATCAGCAAGTTTAAAACTAACGGTTCAGGCAACAGGTGAAAATTCAGGAACTTGGGGTCAAATTACAAATACAAACTTACTTATTTTAGAACAAGCAATTGGTGGTTATGATGCAGTTGGAGTTACTTCAGGTGCAACTTTAGCTTTTACAAATGGTGCCTTATCCAATGGTAAAAATAAAGTTTTAAAATTAACTGGAACTATCGCTGGAAATGTAAATGTAATAGTACCGGATGGAATTGAAAAAACCTACGTTATACAAAATGCAACTACGGGTGCCTTTACAGTGACTGTTAAAACAACTTCTGGAACAGGACCTACTTTTTCTGCTACAGATAAGACAAATAAACTTGTATATTCTGATGGAACTGATATTATAGAGTATAGTGATAATTTATCAAATGTCGCAAGTAACGGTTTTGCCGTAGCGATGGCAATCGCATTATAGAGGAGAAAAATAAATGGCACAAGATTTTACAAGATATAGCGCACAAGCAACAAACAGTGCAGTAACGGTATTTACAGCAGATTCAAATGACGCTGTTATTGGAGTAAGAGTTACGAACACAACAGCTGCAGCAATTACAATTGATGTATGGGTTTCAGTAACAGGATCGACAGACAGATACGTTGCAAAAGATTTAAGTATTCCACCAGCAAGTTCCATTGAGCTTATAACAGGTGGCTCTAAAGTTGTAATGCAGAATACAGATGTATTGAAAGTGCAAAGTAATACTGCAACATCAGCGGATGTTTATGTGAGCGTCGTTGATTCAATAAGTGCATAAGGAGAATAAATGGATAGTTTATATACTACAACTTACATCGGTAACAAACCAGGTGCAGAGGATATTTATACTCATGCCGAAACAATAGATAATATTATAACGATTGAATCTGCAGTTTTAGCAGGTCCAGTGACATTTTCAGAAACTGTAACCGTAACAGGAAATTTGGTAATTGTATAATGAGTGAAATAAGAGTTGATAAAGTTAGTCCTAGAACAGGTACTTATGTTTCTTTAAATACCGTTGGTATGAAAAACATCATCATCAATGGGGATATGAGTATTGCTCAAAGAGGAACTTCTGCTACAGGATTAGGAAATGGAGATAATGGTTATCATACTTGCGATAGGTGGGAATTTAGAGAAAGTGGTTCTCCAACTTGGGAATTTACACAAACACAATCAACTGATGTACCTACTGGTCAAGGTTTTGCAACATCTTTAAAAATGGATTGCACAACAGCAGATGCATCATTAGCCACTAATGATATGTGTAGAATACAACAAAGTTTTGAAGGTCAAAATCTACAGTATTTAAAATTTGGAACTTCCTCTGCTCAAAGTACAACTGTTTCTTTTTGGGTTAAGTCAAATAAAACTGGCGACTATAATGTTAGTTTATTGAATAATGACCAAAGTAGAATTATCGGAAATACTTATACAATAAATAGTGCTGACACTTGGGAGAAGAAAACTTTAACTTTTGCTGGAGATACAGCAGGAGCATTTGATAATGATAATAATAATTCTTTATCTCTATGGTGGGGATTATTAGGTGGAACTGATAGAACAGGTGGAGATAGTAGTTCTTGGGGTGCTAATGCTGACAATAAAAATGTTGCTGGTCAAACAGTTAATCTTGCAGATAGCACATCAAACGAATGGTATGTGACGGGAGTCCAGTTAGAGGCAGGCTCGGTAGCCAGCGACTTTGAATTTTTACCTGTTGATTGTAATTTACAGAGATGTCAAAGATATTTTAGCACAAATGATATAGAAACTGATTATGTAGCAAATGGTGGAACCGCTTATTATAAATGCTATCCTTTACCAGTACAAATGAGAGCTTTTCCTACAATGGCTAATGTTTCACAATGGAGATATTTTTCAAGTGGTGCTGGTGCAAATTTTACACCTAGCACTATTCAATCTTCATCAACACTTATGTTTGAAGTTCAAGGAACTGGTTTAACAAATTGTAGAGGATTTATTGAGGGGGGTTGGTCTGCTGACGCAGAGTTATAATTATGATTAATACAGTAGAAAAAATGTACGACCAAATTTTAGGTAGTTTTGATAGCTACAAAATTACTTTAACTAATGGAAAAGTTTTATTTGTACCACTAGACGAAGCAAACACAGATTACCAAGCAATTCAAGAATGGGTTGCAATAGAAGGTAACGAAATAATAGATAATGGGGGTGGAGAGTAATGGCATCTATATTAAAAGTAAATGAGATTAAAGATTTAGGAGGCAATGCAATTATTACCTCAAATGGTTCTGGTACATTTACTAGTAGCTTACCTAATACTGGAATTACAGAAGCTGACCAATGGAGATGGACAGCAGGTTTTACAGGAAATGCAATTCCAATAACAGCAAATTGGGAAAGAAATGATACAAGTTTTGATAAAATTGGAACAGGAATGTCAGAAAGTTCTGGAATATTTACTTTTCCTCAAACAGGCATTTATCTAGTTGATACTTTTACACATATGTATTTAAATTCAAATAGTAGATATAATGAACTTGCTATACAATTATCAACGGATGGTGGTTCTAATTACAGCGTTATTGCTGATGGTTATACAAGCATAAGTAGAGTAGATAACCAAACAACTTATGCTTCAGTATTTACAAAAGCAATAATTGATGTCACTAACGCTTCAAATTTTAAAGTTTCTTTTAAAGTTACTCACCATACTACAGCCACAACAGTAGCTGGCAATTCAAGTGTTAATAATAATGCTTCAACTTTTATAAGATTAGGAGATACATAAAATGAATAATAGAGAATGGTTAAATTATGCTTTAGCACAAATGCACTCTGGTCAATGGTTTGGCTTTAAAAAAGATTGGACTGGTGAACATAGAATGTCTTACGAAAATATTATCGTACATGACAGTTCAATTACAAAACCTACTGAAGCTGAAATTGATGCAAAGATACAAGAATTAAAAGACGCTGAACAAACAGCAATAGATAAAAAAGCATCTGGCAAACAAAAACTAAAAGATTTAGGATTGGACGACGCAGAAATTAACGCGTTGATAGGAGCATAATATGAGCAAACTTGAAGTTGATGCAATAGAACCTCAATCAGGAACCACCTTAACCCTAGGTGCGAGTGGGGATACCATTAATCTTGCATCAGGTGCTACTGCAGGTTTTGGTAAAATTTTGCAAGTTGTTCAAGGAACTCATGCAACTCCAGTTTCAAACTCTACATCTACTTATACTGATACTGGTCTAACAGCTTCTATTACACCTATTAGTACAAGTAATAAAATTTTAGTTTTAGTTAATCAATCTTATTTAATTCAAAATACAACTGCTAGTCAAGCTGGTGGTTCAATTAGATTAATGAGAGATACTACAGTTATTTCAGGTGGTGTAGAAAGATTTGAATTATATTTAAGAGTAGTAGGAAGTAATAATCGGTCTGCATATGGAAGGCAGACTATAAATTTTCTTGATACACCATCAAGCACGAGTGCATTAACATATACAACTCAACTTGCTAGATATGTTTCAGGCGATTCCATCTCAACTTCTCCATCTAATATGGAAGCATCAATTATACTTATGGAGGTAGCTGGATAATGATTATAGACACAATTTTAAAAATAAATCCTAAAGCAGAAGTAGTTGTAAGAGGTTCAGACATTAACACTTGCGAAATAGAATGGCACAATGGCACAACACCAATCTCTAAAGAAGATATACAAGCTATGATACCAGTTGTAGAACAAGAAAAAGCAGACGCTGAAACTAAAAAAATTAACGACAAAGCATCAGCTAAATCTAAATTAAAAGCATTAGGATTAACAGACGATGAAATAGAGGCTTTACAAGGATAATTTCATTAATTATAGAAGCATACAAAACCCTGTAGATATTTAACTTTATCTCAAAGTCAAAACGGTTTATAAAGATATTTATGCTACAAAAACTTAATTTCAAACCGGGTTTCAATAAACAAGTCACAGAATCAGGCGCAGAATCTCAATGGGTAGATGGGGACTTTGTTAGATTTAGGTATGGCTTACCTGAAAAAATAGGTGGATGGTCACAACTTACCATTTCTAACAAAACTTTACCAGGCGCAGCGCGTGCACAACATTCTTTTGTATCCTTAAACGGAGAAAAATATGCAGCGATTGGTACATCGCAAGGTTTATTTTTATATTATAACCAACAATTTTATGACATTACTCCTTTAGATACAGCCATCACCGGAGCAACCTTTGATGCTACATCAGGTTCAGCAACGGTCACGGTAAATAAAACATCACATGGTCTAGAAGAAGGACGTTATGTAACTTTTTCATCTGTTACCGTCCCAACAGGATCTGGTTATGCAACAACCGATTTTACTGATAACACTTTTGAAATTACCAATGTTACAGTTAATGCGTTTGATATTATAATGCCTTCAAATTCAGCGGGTACTACATCAGGCACAGGTTCAGCACAAATTGATCCTTATGTTATTGTTGGTCCAACTTTTCAAACAGCTAACTTTGGTTGGGGAACATCGTATTGGAATGATTCAACCTGGGGAACAGCAAGAACTTCAACAAGTGTAGTCCTTGATCCGGGTTTATGGTCTTTAGATAATTTTGGTCAAATACTTATTGCAACTATTTTAAATGGTAAAACATTTACATGGGATGCAGGAGGTCCAGATGGAAAAGGTGCAAGAGCAACGGTTATGGCTAATGCACCTACTAAAACAAGATTAACACAAGTATCGGATAGAGATAGACATGTATTTCATTTTGGAACAGAAACTACAATCGGTGATACAACGACTCAGGATCCAATGTTTATAAGATTTTCAAACCAAGAAGATTTTAACACATATACTCCAACTGCAACCAACACTGCAGGAACCTTTAGATTAGATAAAGGAAATGTTATCGTTGGAGCCGTATCCGGTAAAGATTATACATTGGTATTAACTGATTCATCAGCTTACGTTATTCAGTTTGTTGGTCCACCTTTTACTTTTTCTGTTAGGCAGGTGGGTACAAATTGTGGTTTAATTGGTCAAAACGCTTTATCATATTCTAATGGTGTTGTATTTTGGATGTCAGGTGAAGGTGGATTTTTTATGTATGATGGTACTGTTAAGGCCATACCATGTTTAGTTGAAGACTTTGTATTTACAACATCTGGAGATAACTTAGGAGTTAATTACAGTTCTAGTCAACTAATATATTGTGAACATAATACTTTATATAATGAAATAAACTGGTTTTATCCAAAAGCTAACACAACTCAGATAAATAGATGTGTTACTTATAATTATGGTGAAAAATGTTGGACAACATCATCTCTTTCTAGAAGTTCTTATGTTGATCAAGGAGTTTTTAATAACCCTTACGCAACCGATTATGATAAAACTTTAACTCCTACTTTTCCAATACAAGGAATAAGTAATTTATTCGGTGCATCAATTTACTATGCTCATGAAATAGGAACTGATCAAGTGAATAGCATTACTGGTACAACCTCTATTAACGCATACATCCAATCAGGAGATTATGATATTACTAACTCTAATAATATTGCTGATTTACGGGGAGACGGTGAATACATAATGTCGGTTAAAAGATTTATACCTGACTTTCAAGTGCTTACTGGTAATTCAAAAATTACTTTATTATTAAACAATTATCCAAGTGATACAGCTGCAAGCTCACCTCTTGGACCCTTTACAGTTTCGTCATCTACTGATAAAATAGATACACGTGCTAGAGGAAGACTAGTAGCACTTAAGATAGAAAATGATGCTGTGGGTGAAACCTGGCGTTATGGCACAATGCGATTAGATGCTAAACCAGATGGAAGAAGATAATGGCTAAAATAACTGCATATATACCAGAACCAAAACAAGAATATGAAGTAGACAATCAAAGACAAATTTTGGAATCTGTTGAGACTTTAAAAAACCAACTTAATTTTTCATTTCAAAATGATTTAAAAGAAGAACAAAATACATATAATTATTTTTTATCCTAATGACTATACAATATAAAAGCGAAGTATTTGATTTAACTACTACTAATTTAACTACGGTTTTAAATATATCTGTATCAGCAGTAGCTATTGTTAAAACAGTACAAGCCAGTCACATGAATGCATCAAATGTAGATGTTGATTTATATTTAAAAAAATTTGGTGGCAGTGACGTAGAAATAGGTCATGCACAGCTTAATAAAAATATGACAAATATGATTGTAAACACCTTGAATTTAGAAGCAGGGGATGTTATAAAGATGCAAGCAGATGTAGCAAATGAAATAACAGGTGTTGCAAGTTATGCTTTGATAGACAGATCACAGGAGAATGGATAATGGCAAATGAAGATTTATTAAAAATACATTGTACCACTACAGTGATTATTAGAAATACTAAAACCAATAAAATATATAAAGATGAAGCAGAGAAAGAGTCCGATATAGCTNATCCTAATACTGAAACAACAGCAGAACATATTGCTCAGGATGTTGAAATACAGGTTTCACCTAAAGGACTAAATGCACTACAGAAAGTAATGAATGAAAATAAGAAATCTAACACCTAAAGGTGGAACTGAATTACAATTAAGTTTTTTAAATAAATACGTAGATAAAAAATTATTAGACCAGGTACAAATTTGTACTTCGATACCAGGTAAAGTTCTATTAGATTCAAATAAAGTAAATATACTTTGGCAAAAAAATTCTTACGATCAACCTAATTTATACCCTTGGTTTAAAAATAAAACTAATCATTATAAGTATGATTGGTATGTATTTAATTCTCATTGGAATCATGAAAAGTTTAGAATGATGTTTGGTCTACCTACTGAAAAATGTATTGTTATAAAAAACGGTGTAGATAAAATAGAACAATCAAAACCTTATCAAAAAGGACAACCCATAAAAATCATACATCAAAACACTCCTTGGAGAGGTTTATCCGTATTACTTGGTGCAATGCAGCTAGTTAAAAACCCATTAATTACTTTAGATGTATATTCATCTTGTGAAGTTTATGGCAAAGATTTTATGGATAAAAATGATAAAGATTATAAAGCTCTTTATGATCAAGCGGAGTCTTTACCTAATGTAAATTACATTGGTTATAAACCAAATGAATACATAAGAGAAAATATAAAAAATTATAATATGTATGTGTATCCGAGTATATTTGAAGAAACTTCATGCATATCTTTATTAGAGGCAATGTCTGCTGGATTGTACAGTGTTGTAACAAACTATGGAGCTCTTTTTGAAACAGGCGCAGAGTTTCCAATGTATATTCCTTACGATAATAATTACAAAGCTTTAGCTGAAAAATTTGCTTATGGAATAGATGCTGCTGCAGCAACACTTCATGAAAAAGTAATACAAGACCATTTAACTACACAATCTAATTACACACAGTTTTATTATTCTTGGAATAAACAAGCTGCCTCATGGACTAACTTTTTACAAGGAGCGATTAATGCCAAAGCCAAATGAACCTATATGGTTTAACCAAGACAAAACAGTAACTCCAAATGGAGATACTTACCAAACAATTAAGACGAACAAAGTAGAAAATAAAGTAACAGAAATAAATATAGGAGAGCAATCTCCTTATAAAATAATGGTTTGTACTCCTTGTCATAGTGATGTTAGTATGCATTACACACAAGCAGTATTAAAGTTTCAACAAGCGTGCTGGTTTAAAAAAATACAATGCAGCTTTACATTATTAAAATCATCTTTGGTTACTCAAGGTAGAAATTTATGTGTTGCTGAAATGTTAAACCACGAAGACAACTACACTCATTTATTATTTATTGATTCGGATATTGATTTTAATTCTGAAACTATTTTTAAAATGTTAGAGTTTGATAAAGATATTATTGGAGTACCTTATCCTATGAAATTGATTAGTTGGGATAAAATATGGAGAAGACATACCTTAAAACAAGGTGCTATTAATGATGCTAATGATCTAGCAAAAGCAGGATTTACCTTTCCTATTAAAGTAGAGGATCCTAATTCAATTAACGTGGACCGAGGACTTATGGAACTAACTCATGCTCCTACTGGATGTATGTTAATTAAAAGAGAAGTTCTGGAAAAAATGATTAAAGAATATCCTCACTTAGAGATATTTCAACCCACTAATATTAATGGTAAAGAAGAGAAAAAAGATAATATGTATAATCTATTTGATACCTTACATGATCCTGTTACTAAACGTTACTTTGGGGAAGACTTTGGATTTTGTCAAAGATGGACAGATTTAGGTGGTAAGGTATATGGTTACATAAATGACTATATAACTCATGTAGGAGAATACTCTTATTGTGGTCGTTTTAGAGACGATTTAGAACAAGCAACTAAACCTGTCAAAGCAGTTGACGACACTAAAAAAATCAAATAAAGTATCACATTTACAGGATTTCTACGCCTGCTTAACAATATAAATATATTTAAATTATGGCGATATCTAGATTTTTAATGAACAGACAATTACGAGCAGACGGTGGTATTATGCAAGTTGCACCCAGAGAAAAGTTTGGCTTTGGTAGTAAACTTAAAAAGTTTGTTAGAAAAATTATACCCAATGAAGTAGCAGAAGTTGCAGTCAAAGCAGCACCTTTCGTTGCACCATTTAACCCGGCAGTTGCGGCAGCAATGTCTGGTATTGGAAGCTTTGATCAAACAGGACGTATTGGAGACTCATTAAAAAGCGGAGCTTTAACTTATGGACTAGGTCAAGGCGCTAGATATTTAGGTGGAGCAGAATTACAAGGTAATCCTTTTAAAACAATTGCAGGTGACCCAACATCAGGAGCATTCAGAGGTGGTTTAGAAGGGTTTAAAGGAGGCTTTAGTTCTCCATTAGGAAATCAATCAGGTTTTAAATTAGGTAAACCAGTTGAAGAAGTTCAAAGTTTAGGCGTAGATATAGATACTACAGGGCCTTTAAAA